GTCAAAAAGGAAAAATGGTCCCTGCAAATGAAAATTATGCAACTTGGTTAAGCAAGCAGCCTTCTGATATACAAGATGAAGTTTTTGGTAAAAGAAAAGGCAAAATCTACAGATCGCAACTTAAAAAGAAAGATCCAACAACAGTATTAAAAGAATTTATACGATCTGATGGATCTGAGCTAACTTTAGAAGAGTTACGTAATTTGAACAATGCCTCTTAAAAAAGGAAAGTCTGAAAAAACAATAACTGGAAATATCAGGATGCTCATGAAAGAGGGCAAATCACGATCACAAGCTGTGGCAATTGCTTTAAGTTCTGCTGGTAAATCCAAACCAGCCAAGAAACGCAAAAGGAGATAAGATATATTTAGTTGCATTTAAAATCATGCCTTCACATTACGGATCAATGAAACCAAAGGGTAAGAAAAAGAAAAAGAAAGGAGGCAAAAAGTAATGGGTTATATTTTTAAAGTTCAAGGTGCAGAAGAAACCAAGCCGAAGGCTGAAAACTGTGAGGTAAAGCCAAAAGCCAAAAAATCAAAAAAGAAAGGTGACTAGACGCTTTAGAAAAGTTCCAAAAGATAAAAAAACTGGTGTCGCTAAGAAATACCTTAGTGGGGCCAAAAATAAAGCTGCAAAGGCTGCTGAAATAAAAAGAACGGCAGCAGCTTACAAGCGAGGAGAGTATATTGATATTAAAGCTGTACAAAAATCAAGGGTTGCTCAAGATGGCTCCAAGAAAAAGAAAAAGCGTAAGAAAAAAGCCTGAGCCTAAACCTCTCAGCGCAACTGTTATCAAAACGCTGCAAAGAAAAGCAAACAACTCAAAATTTACTCTTGGACAGTTAAAGGCTGTGTATAGAAGAGGTCAAGGTGCTTATCTTGGTGGAGGATCAAGAAATGTAACAATGCAAGCGTGGGCGATGGGGAGAGTTAATAGTTTTATAACAGGCAAAGGCGGAGCAAGAAAGGCCGATGCTGATTTATTGAGGTAAAAATGAAGAAAAAAGAACTTACAACCCGACAAAAAAATGCTTTAAAGCGTCATAAGTCAACTCATGGACATACAAAAGCACACATGGATGAGATGATAAAGGCGATGCTCTCTGGTAAAACTTTCACAGAAGCTCATAGGCTTGCCATGAGGAAAAAAGGCAAATGACAATTAAAAGAGGTGGACATACTTTTGCTGGGGTTGATAAACCAATACGAACTCCAAATCACAAGAGTGGAAAGTCTCATGCAGTTGTCATAAAGCAAGGCGATGGCTTTAGATTAATCAGATTTGGAATGCAAGGAGCAAAAACAAAGCCTCCAAGAAAGGGTGAGTCAGAGGCAGATAAAGCTAAAAGACGGTCTTTCAAAGCTCGTCATGCTAAAAATATTGCAAAAGGTAAGACAAGTGCAGCTTATTGGGCTGACAAAGTGAAGTGGAGTTAGTATATTAATAATTATTAAGATTTTTTATGGCTGAAGAACCAATCAAACCAAATCCACCCGTTGAT